CGCCCTCATTCGTACAACGATTATCGGACGCCTTATGAGACAAGGTATGGATTGAGTCAATTTAGACAGTAGCGTTACAAAAATGCTTGACCATTACAAGTAGCCTTTGGACTCCACTTCGATATGAATATATCCGTCCAAAAACATCGGCATAGTATCCATCGTAATTGGGGATAGGCTTTAGGTTATCATTCATGTTTGGCACCCCATCGGTCACCGCTCTCGGCAGTAATTCGAGAGTGACAGGATTTACAAAGAGCCATAAGGTTACTCTTCTCATTGCCGCCACCCTTGGAGAGCGGGAGGATGTGGTGTACCTCTTCGGCAGGAGTAAGCCTGCCTTGCTTCTCACATTCCTCACAGAGAGGATGCGACTTGATGTAACGGTCACGGATGCGTTTCCAGGCACGACCGTATCGTTTGTTTGAGGCAGGGTCTCGTTCGTATTGGTTGTAATGTTTGTCCATTGCTTTTTGATGCTCGGCACAGTATTGCCCGCTGTCTGCAAGCCGACCGCAGCCGGGATAAGCACAGGGACGCTTTGGTTTGTAGGGCATCATTTCACCTCGCTTTCAAAGGGCATAGAAAAAGCCCTGCAGGACAAACCCACAAGGCTTGGTATCTATTCTATTTTGCTGATTATACAATAACATAAATGCAATAGTGGTATCTTGTTGCAAAGTGTTGCAGAATGTGCAAACTATATTTTAATAGGATTTTCGGGAAGAGTCACATGATTAAGCGCTGCATTATGCCACCTATAAACTGTTGTTCTGTCAGCATTGAGTTCATCACCTATTTGCTCCCAAGTAAAGTTATGGACATACCGATACCGTAAAACCATGCGTTCATCCGTGTCTGCAACCTCGTTTATAACGCTCCTTATCTGCTCTTTAAGTGCTACAAGGTTATCCACTTCGGTATTTATCTTACTTTCCAAATCCATAATTCGCTCTAAACACCTTACAAACTTGGCATCCGTATTTCGTGAGGTTTGCACCTTTTCATCCCAGCTTGGCGACGATACATTTGTTGCCATTTCTCTGAGGCACTCCATTTCCTCAATGTCAGATTGTATTCTTTTATCAAGCCTATATGCTTGGTGTAAATATTCCTTTACTTTCATGCTTTTCTTACCTCCGTTCTTAATTTTTCAATTAGGAAATTCCCATCAACAGAGGTAAGTTCTCTATACCAATCAGAGTGGAAGAACCTCTCCACCTCGGTTATTGTTTCCTTCGCAGGTTCATAGTGAGGACGTTTTTTCAGTTTCTTCAGTGCATCCCTATAATCCTTGACAGCAAGCAAAATAATGGCATTCCCAAGTCGCTCATAAGGTTCGGTCATCGCACCACCTCCAATTTTGCTTTTACAGCATCAATTAAAGAGGCTTGTGTTCTTTCTTTTCTAGTAAGTGCAGCCATAACATCTTCATCTATGGTGCCTTTTGCAATAATGTGGTGTATCACAACCGTTTCATTTTGACCTTGCCTATAAAGGCGGGCATTGGTTTGCTGATACAACTCCAAAGACCAGGTAAGTCCAAACCATATAAGAGTTGAACCACCACTTTGAAGATTAAGTCCATGTCCTGCACTTGCCGGGTGAATAGCAGCGACAGGGATATCGCCGCTATTCCAATCTTCAATATCTTTCGATGTCTTTATCTGCCGAGCGGAAAATCTCTTCTGGATACGCTCCAAATCATGCTTATACCAATAGGCAACAAGCACTGGTTTACCGTTTGCCCCTTCAATCAAGTCTTCCAAGGCATCAAGCTTTCTGTCATGAATGAAATGCACCTTGTTTTTGTCATCATAGACAGCACCGTTGGCCATCTGTAAGAGTTTACCGGAAAGCACTGCAGCATTTACTGCATCTATTTCCTCGTCACCTAAACTTGCTACCATCTCATCTCGAAAATCAGAATAAATGCTCCATTCCTTTTCACTCAGATAAACAGGCACCTCGTTTATAACGCATTCAGGCATTTTGAGGTAATCCGCAGACTTCATGGAAATCGTAATATCCGATATCTGCTTATAAATCTTATCTTCAGCACCCGGCAGCGGCTTATATGAAAAGATAATCTCTGCATTACGCTTATCCGGTACAAAGTAGGCATTGCGGTAGTGGGTTATGTACCTTCCAAGCCTTTGACCTAAATCAAGGACACGAAACTCTGCCCATAAATCCATAAGTCCGTTGCTTGAAGGTGTACCCGTAAGACCTACAATTCTTCTCACAGATGGCCTTACTTTCAGAAGGCTTTTAAATCTCTTTGCACCATAGGACTTAAAAGATGATAGCTCATCAATGACAACCATATCAAAGTCAAAGGGAATACCGCTCTTGTTTACAAGCCAATCTACATTTTCACGATTGATTATATAAACGGTGGCTCTTTTTATAAGGGCATTAATTCTGTCCTTTTCCGTTCCTACAGCCACAGAGTAGGATAAGCCTTTGAGGTGATCCCATTTTTTTATTTCTGCAGGCCATGTTTGAGATGCAACTCTTAATGGAGCAATAATCAAGACTTTACTAATTTCAAATTTATCAAGACATAGGTCGAACAATGCAGTAAGAGTGATTGCTGTCTTTCCTAACCTAAGCCCATATCAAGGAATATTGCAGATATTGGTTTGCTCTCGATAAAATCAATCGCATACTGCTGATAATCATGTGGTATGAACTTCATTTGGCATCACCTCCCATCTTTCGTAATACTTCATCAATCTGCTCTACACCATCAATGCAGTAAACTGAAAAACCTAACTCTTCCAGTTGTCTTTTTCGCCTTACTTGCAGAGGGCGCATCTTTTTACCTGGCGCTTTTAATTCAATAAATGCGATTCTTCCCATAGGGAGTAGCACAATACGGTCTGGCACACCATCAAACCCAGGACTTACAAACTTCGGTGCAATGCCTCCCATGTTTTTAACTGCTGCTACGAGTTTTTGCTCTATATATTTTTCTTGCATAATGTCCTCCATTTCTTAATAGGGAACAACAGGCACAACCTTGAACGATTTTTCCTATATGCGCGCACACAGGTTATTCCTACTATTATTTTTTTATTTATATCTAAGTAGTAAAAGTCTTGTTCCTGTTATTCCCGCAAAGCCGAAGTATCGATATTTCCTACAGTTTTAAGAAAACGACTATAGGAAACAACCAAAGAACAAGGAACTACCGTTACCTTTTTCGCTCGTAACAACGTTGCTTGCCGTAAATCGGAAAATTGCTTGTTCCGTTCTTGTTTCCGGTGTACTTGTTCCAATCTCCGATCTTCTTCATAATGCCTGCAATGGCATAAGAGTCAGCAGGTTTCATGGCAGCCGCCTCTTTACCGAAACACTCGCACCAGATTTCCATGTTGCAAACAAGGGTACGTTCAACAGTACCGACATGGGACTCTCCGCCAAACTCACTACCGTTTAGGAAGTTTCTACGCTCGTAGGCTGACATGGTGCCCCAATCCTCCGGCAAAAGCGTATCAAGATAAGTACGAACCAGTCCTTCACGCTCATCACTTTCCATTGCATCATCCTGTTCACTGGTCGCCAAATGTACATCGTCACCTTCAAGATAGAGTTTTTCGCCCTTCTCATAAAGCACCAGTGTTTCTGCCCATATCTGCTCAACATCATAAACAGACATCTGCCAGGCTTTCTTTTTACCGTTACCGCTGATACGAACCGGCCAAAACCGTCTGTTGCCTGTGATATCTCGAAGAAATCCACTCTCTGCATTGGTAGAACCCACAATTACACACTGACGAGGATGGCTTTCTACATTAACACCATAGCTGGCACGGTACTTGTCATCAGACCTTGATATAAAGGACTTCACAACCTCCACATCGGTCTTACGCATTCCGGCAAGTTCCCCAAGTTCCAACATCCAATATCCCTGCAATTTTTCAGGGCCTGCTTTATCCTTCATATCCGTAAGGGTCAAGCTATCAGAAAACCAATCTCCGGCAAGTTTTGCAAAGAAGGTTGATTTACCGATTCCCTGTGGGCCATTAAGGATAAGTACACTGTCAAACTTTGTGCCTGGATGGTAAATGCGTGCTACCGCAGCAACCATAGTCTTTCTTGTAACGGCTCTTGTATAGGAATTATCTGTTGCACCGAAGTAATCAACAAGCAGAGTTTCAACTCTGTCGATACCATCCCAGCTTGGCAGATTGTCGAGGTATTCTTTTATAGGGTGATATGCCCTTTCTGCTGCCACAGCAAGAGTTGCATCTTTCGTCTTGGTTGGGGAGTAGACCCCATATTTATTGGAGAGATACACCTTTAAAGCAGCATTGTCCGAGTCATTCCACCCTTCTTTCATCTGGTTCCAGGGCAGACCGTTTCTTGCATCAATACCGTCACGGTGCTTGTTAAAGGCAAGGGACTGCAGTTCCGGGTCATTTCGGATTATAAGAACGATGTTATCAAGGGTATCCTTAATTTTGCCTTGCTTATCAAGTTCAAGTGCCGTCTGCCAAGTATCTTCAGTAAATTCAGCCGTTGCCTGTTCCATTCGTTCTTTGGCAAACTGAGCCTTTACTTCATCATCCTTAATGGCAAATTCACACATAGCAACATAGGATGGCAGCTTACTCGGAGATGTACCCTCCGCTGCTCTATCATCCAAATTGCCAAACCTATGAATACGAACAAGGTCAAAAGCATTAAGTAGTTTCCCACTTGCAGGATCTGTCGCATGATGGGAATACGTAAACTTATCATCATAGATAATGACACCAGCACTTGAGTCAGCCGGCATATAATCGTATCTGCCTGTCATCGCTGAAGGCTCATATACATCTTCCAGAAATTTATCAATCGCATCTCTTACTGAATAAGTACGGCAGAAAGTGCCGACCACACCTTCCTTGGAAAGCGGGTCAGCTTGTTCCTTTAATGTACGTTCTATAACCTCTGATTGCCTTGAGGATACAGGCCATGTGCTTGTGTCATGCCAATCATCATATTTATTAAGAAACACGTCCGGGTCAAGGAGCGAGCCGTCTTTTTCTTCATATACAAACTCGCCGTTTCTTGATGTAGACGGCCAATACATCAGCCTTTCCGGTTCATAGGTAGTGTCATCAAAAAGATCGATGCCTACTTCCTTTGCCACCATACGGCTGACCGCAGCATATTCTTCCTCTCCCACATCACGAGAAAGAGGAATGAGCAGCCTAAGCCTTGGATTTTCCGGGGTATGCTTATGCGTAGAATAAATGCAGCACTGATACGGGAAGAAGGTACAGATTTCACCCCATATACTGCTTGTGCCATAGTCCATATCAAGGGTTATCATGGAGCGTGACAGCACATTACCTTTTTTACGTCTGCCGTCTTTTAAGTGACCACCGACAAAACCACCGACATCTTTAATTGAATCTTGCCCGCCCTTTTTCATCTTGCGGTATTCTTCCACGGTTTCGGTGGTACGCTGTGTGGTCTTAACACGGGAGCGTAAATCCTCCCAGCTGATGTCAGTGTTCTTCCACCTTTTATCCATTCGGCTGTTGCCGTATGCTATTTTCATAGAGCCTCTACCTCCTCAAAATCTTTATTAAAATACCTGACCGGCTGTCTGCGTTTCTTTGCCTTTTCAATTTCAATACTCATACCCCTTGAAATAACATCACCGAGTACCCACACTTCCTGGCATTTGCCCATAAGGATGATATCCATGAAAATAGCAAGGTCACGCTCTTTCTCATTGTTATCATTCATGAACTGTGGAAACATAAGGTGCGGAGCCAGAGGAATATTACCTTTATCTAATGCGAAACGGCAAAAACCCTGTGCTCGCTTTATGTTTAATTCGGTGTCCCCGCTAAAAGGAGAACAGATATATACAAGAGGTTTAAAGGCAGGTTTTGACGCTGCCTTTTCCTCACGGGTTACATTAGTTAGTGCCTCATGACAGGTTAAATCAAGATAACCTTCGGAGTTTTTCATATCGATTCCCATATCACACCTCCATCTCAATTTGCGGATATATACCGTCCGCCTTCAGCTGTTCGTAGATAAAGAGCCTGCCCTTTTGCGTCCACTTTGTATGAACCTTGGTATGTTCAAGACCATTACTGTCCTCATAAACATGGGTGTTGGTTCTCGTATAACCTTTATCTGCGTGTTTCTGATACAAAAGCCAAGTATCGCCTTGTTTAAACTGAATGCCCTTGTCATGAAGATACTCATTCATGCGAATACCGCTCCAGCCGTAGTCTTTGGCAATAACAGAGATGTTTACGGCATCCTTACATTTGAGAACCACATCGTAATAGGTGGCTTTCGGTTTCATTTCAGCAATCTGCTGCTGTTGTACTGCAGCTACTGCTGTAAGAGTTTTATTTCTTTCACGTTCTTCTTTAAGAGCAGTAAAGGCAGCAATGGCAAGATCGGGATTAGCAATTAAATCGTCTGTTGCGTAGATACCATGTTTACGAATAGCAGGGAGTACCTCATTTGTAACCCAACGCTTAAACTTCTTAGCATTTGGCATTTTACTTGAGAGGATAAGACTGTAAAGACCGGATTCATTGATGACGATAGTTTCCTTGTCCTGCGTTCCATCAAAAAGCATGGCTTTCATCCTGTCCTCTTCATCAACATGGCGGTTTACATCTCGGCTACCGTTTTGGTACCCGAGGATATCTGCTACATCCTTGCCGACAAAATACGGCTGCCCACCAATAGTTGTAGTGCGTATAGAGCCAAAATCTGCATTTTTGTAAATTTGTAATTCCATTAGAATTACCTCCTCATAATTTTTTGGAGGTCTTGACCTCCTACCTGGTAGCCACAGGAGTTGGTCAAATCTGATGGTTTTCAAAAAATTCTTTAAGTTTTTTCTCTGCACGTTTTAGCTTCTGGGTGATATTATTCTCGTCAGCACCTATAGAACGGGCATAATCACGGATTGGCATACCTTCAATGCGTACTGCGACAAACATATCTGCCCAATCTTGCTTTTTACCGAGTGCCGTATGTATCCATTGGCAGATATCCTCATACTCATATTGGAAATTACGTTCAACCTCCTGTGAATCATCTGCAATAGTATCCATTACATCCGTTTCATCTTCAGCTTCATCATCCTTGCGATAAGGGGTATTCGGTTTGCCGAGATTCCTATGAAATCTGCGCCAGTTGTTGTATTCCTTACTGTTCATAAGGTCTAACATTTCCTGTACAGTCTCACAACGCTTTACTTCAGCCTTTTTTTCAGGCTTTGCCTCTGCAAGACGCTGCTCATAGTCGATATCCAGCATGATGCTGTAATCATCATCCGGGATTTCAATTGTGGTGTAGAACTTGTGGCCGTTTTTGATGTTTTCTTCATACAAAACTCGAATCTTCATTAAGTATTCCTTTCCGTCCCGGCATTGGGCGGCGGAATACAAAAAGAGCCTGTGGTGAAGATGACCACAGACTCCGATTGTCCTCAAAATGGGCGCACGAAATCACGGTGGGTGCATCTTCATTCCAAACACAGCCTTTATTGCTGTGTTCTGAACTCTCTATGCATCCCGCCGTCCTTATGCGCACTTGGACATTGAGATTTATTGTTGAGCTTATTAAGCCCGGTTGGGTTTGCTCCCTTAAAAGGGGACAGGCAGGCTGATTAAGTAAATCTGTCTCTGCCTATCGTTTGTTCTAAAGAATTACTTTTTCTTTTCTGGTCTGGTTTGACTTAAAGCACTACCTGCTACGGACTTTGCATTCTTGCCATAACGGCCATCACTAAGAATTTTGCTGGCCTTAGAAGCAACTCCCTTGGATGTTTGGCGTGTATTACGTTTAGCCATGTGATTTCCCTCCTTTCTTTTCTTCGATTTGCTTCATTCGTCTTCGCTGACATTTGGTTGTGATTCTATTACGCCTCCACAATCTTGAAGGGCTGAAATGAAACAAAATATGTCCCATGCCTTATTGCAATTCAGGTATTTGGTTTTAAAGAAAATTTCATAAATGCTACCAAAATATCTACATTCGTGAATTTTTCTTCTGGTAATGTGTGAATTTTGGTGATATAATTTAAACAAATTCAAATTATTCTGGATTTGTTTTTAATACAACTCACTCATTAATCAAATTGTACAAAAAAAA